GAAATCCAAAGAAAGAAATCATTAATTTTGCAAAGCAATTTGAATTGGATTTGATTGTAGTCGGTTCAAATGGTAAGGGATTATTAGACAGGATGCTAGTAGGTTCGACGACAAGTTATGTTGTTAACCATGCGCCTTGTAATGTTATGGTTGTAAAATAACCAAAAAATCTTGGCGTAAGCTAGGATTTTTTATGAAGATTTATATGATGACACAAGAATTCACTAGAGTTAGTGAAGAAAAGGATGATAGGGGAATGTAGAAAATAGGAGGAATGAGTTAATGGCGTCGAAACAGGAGTTAATTGATTATGTAGCAGACCGTACAGAACTTTCAAAAGTGAATGCAGCAAAGGCAATCAATGGATTAAATATTTAATTACATTTTAGTATATTAAAATAGAATCGCTCAACAGTGCGGTTCTATTTTTTATAATTTAATCAAAATAAATATACTTAAAAATAATTTGGGACAAATTAGGGTCAATGGGGTCAAAGTTTATTAAAAATTTTTCTGACAACATCGTTGTTCTCTTGCTCCATCTCTTTTAACTGATGAGCATAAACTTTCAAAGTAACATTTAAATTCTCATGTCCCAATAATTTTGATACGGTTAGTAAGTCTATTCCTTTGTAAATCAGATATGATGCAAAAGAATGTCTTAAAGAATGAGGGTGAACTTCGTATTTAAGTTCAATACCCAGATTTTCAATTTTAACAATTATAATTTCTAGTAGTTCTTTACCTGTCATAAACTACCGTCCTCTCTTTAATTTATAATCAATCAGATAGTTTATGAGCAAATAAACGACGGATAATTTCTTTATCCTCTTCTGGAATAGGTTTGCCGCCGACAGATAGCACGCTACCCCAGTCAAAATCTTTAGGTTTATTAGCCAATTCAGCCAAATCAACTGTTTGATTTTCATGTTCAGTCGTATCACGTCCTAACAGATAGTCAACAGAAACATCAAAGTAATCGGCAACTTTTGCTAAATCCACACCTTTTGGTTTACGAGTTTTCCAACCATAAATAGCATTTTCGCTGAGACCGATATCTATTGCAACTTTTTGTAAGCTAATTTTTTGTTTATCAGCTAAATTTTTTATTCTTTCAAACGTAGTCATATCAAGCCTTTCAAGGTATCACAAAAAAATATTTTATATTTTTGAATAAAACACTTGACAATGTTTATGAATTTGTATAAAATAGTTTTTGTAAAGATAAATAGTTATTTTTATAAACGAAAGATAAAGAAAACCTAAATAAATACTAATGAACAACGCCGCCAAGCTAGTTTTATAAAGTGTTTTATAGGCTCTTTAACTATGCTCTTATTTTATGACATTGAATAAAAAAAGTCAAGAGTTAACTACGAAAAATAATAAAAATACTTTACTAATACTTTGAGAGGAGTAAAAAATGACGGAAATTGCACTAGAAAAAATGCGAACAGCAGTGAATAAATACCGTGAAGAATCTGGTATTTCAATTAAAACATTAGCGTTTGCACTTGATGGAATCAGCGAACAACAATTGAGAAATGCACTCAATAAAACTGATGGCGGGCCAAAAGCGGTTGAAATGCTTGCCAAGTTAATGGAAATTTATCCTATTAAATTTAATTAGTAAGGAGTAAATCATGTTAAGAAAAAATCTAAAAAATGATTCTGATTATCCGCTGATTATGACTCGAGAATTAGCAGCTGAATTTATTGGTGTAAGTGGTCCTACATTTGATAAGTATTATCGCTATGCACATAATTTCCCAGTTGTGAAAAACGGAGATGTTGAAGAAGCTTTTCCACGAGACCCAATCATTAAATGGATTGCGGATAATTGGCAATTATTGGAAAAAAGGAGAAAGAGATGAAAAATGCAATTCTAACAACCACCGAAGCTGATGCATTGCTTCAAAGTTCTTTAATCGAAGGTGCAAAGTGGATCATCACACGAACAAGCGACACAGTGCTTTATCAAGGTAAGACAATGAACTTTACACCACTTAGAAGCGGTGGAGTGTTGCTGGAGGTTTACTGATGGAAAAAGTAGTTACGCATTACGGAGAAACTATTCAGCAGCACAGTGTTGAGTGGTATAAAAAGCAATTGTCAAAAGATTTTTCTGTTCAATTTATTAAAGACTATTTATTGCCTCAATTATTTGAATGGTCAAATGCATATAAAGCTGCGGTTGAACTGACAAAATAAAAAAGTCCGCACTGGCATGCGGACTAAGACGTGATATACATCTTTATATATTTTTATATCTAGATTATATCATGTTTCAACAAAAATATGAAATGGAGAATATTAAATGACGGAAGAAAAGCCAAGATTTAGTTTTTCTGATATTAGAACTTTTCAGGAATGCCCTTTTAGATTAAGGGAAAGAAAAGCAAAAAGGTACGCTGAATCTCCTACAGAAGCCATGCTAGTTGGCCTTTATGCTCATGCAATGCTTGAGGGAGATAAAAGTACTGATGACTTTGTTCAAGAGCACTCTGTGGATATGATAGGCAATCTAGGCAAGAAGAATCAAGCTATTAAAAAAGTTTTTAAAGATATTGTGATGGCAGTCAATGAAGTGAAAAAAACCGAAACTTATCAGTCTTTCGATACTTTACATACTCACAAAGAACTCTATATCAGAGCTGATTATGATGATTTTGTGATTAGTGGAAGAATTGATGTCTTAAGGTTTGACCACGAAAATAAGATCATTGAAATAATTGACTGGAAAACGGCCGCAAGTTTTGAAGATGTGTTTGATAAAAATATCAGAGCTTATTTGGAATGGTACAGCCATTATAGGGAGCAATTAGCTTTATATGCGTGGTTAGTTGCTCAAGAATTCTCTGATTATACAAAATTTGATTATACAGTAGTTGGGAAAATTGTAGGTTTTACCAAGAAACTTCCAGTAAACATTAAAACGATTACGATGGATTTTGGAAAACTTGCTGACATTTCAGATAAAATTCTTGTTCAAACTGTGTTATCTGAGTTGGATAACATCGCTCATAATATTGAGCATGAGGGAAGGGATGGATACTTTTGTCATAATTGCGACTGCTGTATCCAAAATAAAAAATACGAAGAATTAGAGGTAGAAGTATGGTAATGCAAATTAAACCTGCAGGAATTAGGAAACCTAAACTGAATCGCATATTGATTTCAGGTTGTGGTGGTTCTGGTAAGACGACTTTAGCAGCTAAGTTCGCAAGCAGCCCAGAACGAGCTTTGTTTATTAGCACAGACGGGAATGCAAATCGCCAAGGATATATGGCAATTGACTTCGAATTTCCGCAAAAAGCAGAGCAGGTTGTTACTAATTTTCTTCAAGCTTTAAATATAGCAGAACAAAGCTCTGGTAGCTGGGAGGTTCTTGTTATTGACTTAATTGAAGATTTTGACGAGCGGACTCAAAGCTTATTGCGTAATGAATTTAGTAATCAAAAATCAGCACAACGGGCATGGGGGAAAATAAATAGTCTTTTTAAAGACATGCAAAGTTTATTAATGAGCAAATTTCGTGATAAAACGATTATTTTGCTTAGCCGTGATGTAGAAGAATTTGATAAAAAAACAGGCGAGATTATTGGTTATACTCCAGCACTACGCCGAGCAATGAAAAATATTATTTTGAAAGACCAAGATGTAGAGATTCGAGCTTATTTTGACAGAAATCATAATCGACAATTCGACATTTCTAATCTACGGTATGAAGAAACTAAAGGGACGCTCCAACAAATTATTGCTAAGCAGTTTGAGATTCCTCAACCTGCCATTGACCCAAAAGATCAACAAGAAGTACAAGAAAAAGCTAATAAATTAAAAGAGCAATATGATAAAGCTTTTGCGGCTGCAGCATCTCATAATGCAAGTGATAAAGATATTGAGTATTGGAAAAATATGGAACCGTCAGAAGCGATTATGTCTATTGCCGATTGGATTCGAATTAAAGAATCCGCTCAGACAGTCGTTGATGAAGAAGAACCAATTATGGATGAATTATTTCCAATAGGTCAAAACTAAACTTTTGGAAATTGATTTTCGGAATTGGTGGAGCTTCGGCTGCCATATATACGATTATCATGGAAATTATAAAATTAATTAGATAAAAGAGGAAAAATAAAATGGATCAAAATTTAATGACAATCTTTAGTGGTATTTTAACAGTAGTCGGCTCTGTAGTGTCTTACTTCATTTCACAGGCTGCTAAAAAACATAGCAACGTGAAAAATATCGATGCATTAGCCAAATTGGCTAATCAAGCGGTAAGTTGGGCACAGAAAAACTTCAATGAGAATCCTGAAAAGTTATCTGAAGCCATTAACTACGTGACAGAAGAAGCTAAGAAACTTAAAATCAAAACGAATCCAGCTCAGATTGAAGCTCAGATTGAAGCTTCTTTGGCTCAGTTGAAAAAAAACTTTACTGCTGACCCAGCTAAAACAATTAAAGATGTTGCACAAGCTACATCTGAAGTTGCTCAATCAGTATCTAATCCTTAGATGTTTCGATGAATTTGGCATCTAGAAAAAATGAAGAAAACGCAATTGAATATGTGGACTTGCTTACTCCACGCTTAACATCAAGTATTGCAGTAGAAGTTGAAAATCGTTCAACAATAGCTGCAGAATATATTTTTCAAAATTTTAAAAGTCAAAATTATTTTGATCCACAAATTAATATGCGAGGTGCTGTTAGAAGCATATTATATCAAAGTTAAAAAAGGTGAAGGCCATGATGAAAATTTTTACGAAAATAAAAGAGCATTATGGAAGAATCAAAAAGTTAAACAATTATGATACATTAGATAAAATTAACTTATTTCATAATGAGATAATATTAGCAATAGGATTAGTTTTTATATATTTTTATCTTCATAAACATTTTTCAACCATAAGAAATGCTTTAAGTGATACAATTTCATTTTCATCAATTATTATGGGTGTATTAGGTGTATTAATTGGAATATTGATAGCTTTAGATGACAGTTCAAGTTTCTTTAAAAAAGCCGAACAATATAATAAGAAGCAAATGTTTTATTCAGGGTTAATGCATCAAACAAAAAGAGCATTCATAACAAATATTTTTTTTGTATCAGTCACAGTTATATTTAATATAGTTCCTCCAATTGAAAACTGGTTTCTAAAAGGAATAATATTACTTTTATGGGGATATTTATTTATCAAAATTATATGGCAAATTTGCTATTTAATCATTGTAATGGTTAATGTAGCTACTTATGAGGAACCTAAAAAAGAAAAAGAAAAAAAAAGAAGTTGATTATTTTGCCCTCCGGGGCGTTTTTCTTTTACAAAAAATCCTACTAGCAGCGGACTAGTAGGACAATTTTAATAATGAAGGAGGTGGGGATTGAACCCACTAAATAATAATATTCTCCCAACCATTTCGGGTTTCCTTCTTAATTGATACCTTAAGAATATCAATAAAAGATAGCGTTGTCAAAAGAAATGCTCTAAGCGTTATTGGCATATTTTCTTTTTGTTTGATTTAAGAATGAAGTACTATAATACAACTATTCCAAATATAAAATTTTCATAAATTCATTCCGAAGCGTCCCTCTCCTAACTGGGGCGCTTTTTTCTTGACAAAAAATAATGATAGCGCTATAATAAATCATCCTGATATTTTATTTCCTTGAGCTTTCTTCATCCATGAGAAGCTCGTTATAAAATTTTT